ACCGGGGCTTGGCTCGGCTGGTAAGACGGAGTCACGTAACTGCTCGGCGCTACTGCCGGAGTCGGGCTCGTCTGTGGGATCGATTGGACGGTAGCGTCCTGCATAACTCATCTCCTTTTGTAAAGCCTCTAAAGTTCGATACAGATATGGAGTTAAATCCAACCTGGGATCGGCAGCCATCGGAAGGTTCGGTGACTGCGGGTGAGGGGTCTGCATCAGGCCACCCACCAGGCGAGAGAATTGAGCAAAAGCGCCCTGTAGTTCACTCACCATCCTGAACGGAAACCCAGATAACATCTCGGCCCGTTCCTCATCCGTCTTAGACGGAAAGAGGTATTTCAGTGCTTCAATGCTATCAACACCTAATTCTTGCAGGTTTCGTACCACAATTGAATTGTTAAGTACGTCTTGCGTCGAATCTTCGTAAACAGGTCCTGTCCACCTCCACAGCATAGTGAGATCACCATCTGGGATGAGTCCCGTTACACCAGGGGGGACATCCTGGGCCTGAATACAAGCGTTAATTGCATCTTGAACTTGTTGTTCAAATTGTTCCAGGGCTTGTTTATAGGCGTCCTTTTCTTCCTGTGGAGCGTTGGGAGCTGGTTCAACAGGACGTTCAATACCAAGCGCTGCCGCAAGCGACATACGGAACAACTGTTCCTCTTGGTAAATAATTAACTCAAGGCAACGGCAAATACCATACGTATAAATTGCAGTTGCCTTTTTCTTGGACGTAGCAGAAACGCGACCAAACAGTGATTTGTATTCGGTTGCGGTGACGCCTGCCGAGATAGAAAGTTCATCAACACCACCAAGAGCAGTGCGAATTTCTTCTCGATACTGACGAGCAAAATTGTTTTGATCTCCAGTAATTGCATCCGGGACGATATAACCAACACGGTCGTTGGGCTCCAGGTTGGCAATCACGCGTGGAACACGGATCTGACCGTCAACACCACGGGAGACGGGATCCGCCTTAAACATCGAACGGCTTAAGGGGCTGGCACCAGCAAAGCCGGAGTTGGCTGCAATCGAGGGACGCTGAACAACAGATTCGCCACCAGACTCGATCAGGTCGGTCTTTGGACGAGATGACAGCAAAGTTGGATTGCCAAAGAACTGAACGTTCTTCCGCATGGTACGCACCAACTCATCATGCGTCACGATGTGATTGGCTAATGCGTCAAATTCACCAACACCCTCTTTTGCAAAACCTTTGGGATTGTTAAAAACTTCAACGCAAGGAATGAAACCAAGTGAGTTCTTGAATGTTTTATTCTTCCCTGGCGCCATGCCAGAGGGCATATCAAAACTTAATTCTGCGTCTGAATGGGTCTCTTCAATTTCATTTGCTTTGATCGAAAGACGGATATAACGTTTAGAACCCGGCTCACCAGTAATTGATGTTCCCGTGGTGTTCACAATGTTAATGCCATCGTACGAGCTGCCGGCCTTGCGAACCTTGTAGCTGTAGATGATCACCACCTCTTCCAGCTCACCATCTACGTTGTAATAGCTGCGATACTCGTGTTCGCGGAAGTAATAAACGCGGTAGTTTTGTTTTGTGGGACGGATGTAAAAAATGCCTTTACCATCGCACAGGAAGTAATCCCAGATGGAGTCCAGGCGTACATCGATCTGGTTGTACTTAACAACTCGGTCTACAAAATCTTTGCGTTGTGCACCAAAGTTGTCTTGGCCCGGAAAGAACTCAACTCCTTGGCGGATGCCAAAGAGTTTCATTTGTGCCAGGTGCGACGCAACGACACCAGTGTCTACAACAGTACCAGAATCTTTATCCAGGTACGATTCGACGATTTCCCGCAGCCTGGCCTTTGCGTCGACGGACATTAACTATTTTCCCTTTTACTTAACTCAATCTTAGCAGCTTTCTTGTGTTGTTTTCGTTGCCAAAGCCAGCGATCAAAATAAGCAAGTTCCGCAGGAGTAAATAACTCCGGGTGCTTAAGAGCTTGTTTTGCTAGCTTTTTCTTTTTCATGAAAGATACTTGCCGTCAAAATCAACTGGGGGAATTTGTTGCCCATACATTGGATAAGACTGACCAAGCATAGCGCCAGCATTGCCAAGGCTTGCGGTTGGAAAGAAGTTTCCTTGTTGGATTTTTTCTTTAAGTTTATTGGTTCTGTCAATCAGACTTTGGCCAGCAGGAGTTTGATAGTACCGCTCTTGCATCCGTCTTTGAATTTCAGTCTCAGGAAGAAAATACCCTGGACTTCCCGCCATCAAATTCCCAGGTGCGCCTGGTACGTTAGATTCACCGCTATAAAACATGTTCTAACTCTTTTAATTTTTATATTCTACTCTTCTAAAACTTCATAGCCAGATGGGTCGTGAACCTTGGAAAGAACAATCCCTTCTCCGCGTACGTCCCAATTGAGAATATCTCCTTCCTGCCAACCAAGATCCTCGATCACTTCGTCTGGTAAGACGATGAACTGATCTCCGTTCTCGTCTTCCTGGACTTCAACGACGTAGGTCATTTGGACAAAATCTTTTCCATTAGCTTATCAAGCTTATTATTGATTTCGCGAAAATTGTCATGCATTTCTTTAATTTCTCTTAAGAAGTCAACCTTGAGTACGTACTCCATCGGCATCCGATTGATCTGATCTTCCAAGATGTCAATCCTTCGTTTCTGGGATCCGGTGTAGTCCAGGGCTTGTTGAATACGTTCTCGTTGACGATCAAGAAGACGATTGGCGACCCACCCTCCACCAGTAATGGCTGAGACGATGGCTGTCAAGCTAATAGCAATGTATTCCGGACCCACAAGACCAACAAATGCTTTCTTTCAATTCTAAGTTTAGTAATCAACTTGCAATTGCCCTTTTCTTGCCAGGCCAGTAACAAGCCAAACGAGAGCGTCAACGCAGTCGTCGTGACTACTAACGCCAAAGTTGGTAAGCTCTTCAAAGAGATTAGTAAAGTTTCGATAACGATTAAAGATGATTTTACGATCTTCAAACATGCCCATGATTCCACGGAAGCGGGCTAGTTTATCTGCACGGAATCCTTTGACTGGATGCCAAATTAAGTTGTAGAGACTTTCTTGATTTAAACAAACTCGCTTGAAATCGGCCTCAAGGGATGCCTGGTACTGGACAGCTTCTGACCAAATATCGCATGTTGAATATGTTGGGAAGTAATTGTCGTTTGCGTCCTTGCCAAGAATTGACCAGTCGTTGAGGAGTTCTTTAAGGGCGTCAAGTTTTTCTAGGTTACCCATGACTCGCAACCTGCGGTAATCAATAATATGAATACGATCACCGATGCGTCCGCCAAGAATCATGACAGTGTAATCATTTTTCTCTTTAGTGCCAGCAGAGAGGTCAACCCCAACACCAAGCGTATCGAACTCCGTTGAGATCTCAGCTTTAACAATTAGTTCAGGCGCAAGCGACAATTCGTTTTGCCTGATGATTTGATTCATGTACTGGAACGAAAAAGCAATAGGTGCTTGCCGTTTCTTTTCCTTCAGGTAATCCAACGACCACATGTCGGGCCAGTACGAAAGCTCGTCACCTGTCTTGGGATCGTTTGTAATTGCGGAAAGAACAATTTGAATCCAGTTGTTCTGTTCGTTGAATGTGGTGGCGTGAATGTCATCATGTCTGAAGCGAGTACCAAGACAGATAGCTCGTCCTCCTTCGAACATGGTGGGTGCAATCACCGCGTTCCAGTTGTCCTGCATCATTTTCCTGATGTCAGGGTTGGAGATGTCCGCCGCAGATTTAATGGCGTCATCAATCATGACGAGATGAGAGCGCTTGGAGGTCACTGAACCTTTTAGACCTGCTGCGCAGAGTGTAAATTGTTCATCACCGGTTACGTCAATACCAGCAAACTTGTGATCAATTGACCAGTACTCGTTACTGGTAACGTTCTTCAAAAGGCGAACTTCTGGAAATACTTCTTGATATCGTTTGCTTTCAATGATACGCTTGATCGTTGCAGACTTAGAACGTGCAATGTCAACCGTATAAGACAGATAAAGAATCTGGAGGGGGCGTTTAGCCTGCGTGTGGATGCCAATGGCCCATGCTGTCAGAAGACCAAGGACAGTACTTTTGGCGGAGCCACGGGGAGCAAGCAGGTCTACGTTGGGACCAGCGATCCGAAGGAGGCAACTGCTATTTTCTTCCGTGACAAAGTGCCGATGCCAATCCTTGTGGTGCTGCGCAGGGGGTTTATCAGCTACGTACTCACAAAAGAAACCAAAATCTTCTCGTGCTTTCTTTAAATCCTCAAGATTTTTATTTGGCTTAAGTTGATAATTCTTGGAAGCAGCGCGTGCGTTCCTTCGATAAGCCAGGTGAAGATAAGAAGGCACGAGAAGTATTCAACCAGTTAATGAATACTAACTTATCCTTCTGCGTTCTTACGTTTTTTATTTTGATACTTACGAGCTTTATCTAAAGCAGCACGCCGCTTTTCCTTATCACTCATTTCAGTACCGTCTTCCTTTTTGGCTTCTCTTTTCTTGAAGTGCTCAAGAAGTTGAGGAGGCATTTTACCTTTGGCCATAGTAAATGTTTTTTCTTATTCTAATCTTTATTTATTCTTCAAGCTGCATGCGAGCCCAGACGCTCATGCTTGCTTCGTGCAAAGGGGCTTCAATGGGATCATCTTTAAAAATAAACATTAACTCACGAATGGCACGATCAGCACCAGCCATCAATAAACCTTTGCGATCCTTGGCAGACGTATATTGCTCAACTTGGTGAATTGTGCCGCGTAGTTCTTTTTGCATTGAGGCAATACGCGCAACACCTGCGTCTCGCTTGACAGCAAAATTCTCGATATCATCGCGAAGTTTGCGGATGTCTTCTCGCATCTCTTCAATTTCAATCAGAAGAGTTTTCCTGTGATCAGGCTTGGGGTAGTGACTTTTGACCCAAGCTTCACAGGCAAGGATGTTTCCTACATAACCAAGGAAGCGGGCATAAAGAAAGCATTCAATAAACGAATAATTGTCAGCAGCAAACGCGTGAAAAGATTCTTGAACATCTTCCTGCTGTTCAATAAACCAATCTTCAAAAGCACCGCTGTCAACGGTGCTTTCGTTTTTAATACTTATACGCCTCTCTTGCTGACCTTTCATTCCATTCCTTTTGACGTTTCCTAGAAGATTCTAACTCAAGCAGAAGGCTGCGGAAACGTTCTGGATCAAATTGACCTTCTTGAGAAGCAAGGTCATTTAACATTGCTTGATAATCAGCTGCACGTCCAGCTTGTTCCGTCTTGTACTGATCTAACCAACCCGTAAGATCTTGTTGATAGGTTTGATCAAATGAAGAACCAGTGCTTACTTGAGGTGCAGGCTCTTGTTGACCAAAAGATTCTGCAAATCCGGAAAGAGCCGCATCAAGGTCTTCCTGAGTCAATCCACCAGATTCAAAATTAGCAAACGCATTTTCAATAGCAGCATTCAAATCATCTTGGGTTATTCCGGACGTAGATGTAGTCGGGTCTTGGTTTTGTGGAGAAGTAGGGGTTATTCGTGCAGCCGCAACAGCTTCTCGCTTTTGCGTTTGCAGATTTTCTACTTTGTTGCTCTTGCCTAAGTCTTTTAACTTACCAAGAATATCTTTAAATTTACCAGGGTCAGCAATACCTTCTGCACTTGCGTTTTTAATTAGGTCTTTAGCTTTTTGCGTCAAGTTAGCAACACGATCTTGTTGCTTGGCCTGTTGACTCTGTGGTTGTTGCTGTTGAGTACGTTGTTGTGGTGAAGCTGCTGGAGAAGGCGTAGGACGAGCTTGGTTTGATTGAGAAGCTTGACGTTGTTGCTGCTGTTGCTGTTGAGTACGTTGTTGTGGTGAAGCTACAGCGGCTTGTCTTGCTGCTGGGGCAGGTGCAGGTGTGGGCGCTGGGGCTGCAGCAGGGGCTCTACCGCCGCCACCGCCGCCGCCGCCAAC